ATGGCGGCCGGTTTCGGCCAGCTTGCCGCTTCCATTCTTTCAACCACGCCCGGCCATCGTAAAGAGGGTGATGCAACTGATCCGGTACGTCGCGGCAGCTTTCACGAGGACAGTCGCCAGGCAAAGCCTTGGCGCCGCCATGGTGACGGCGATCGTCGCAAATGGAGCGTGTTCAAAGGTGCGGCCCTGTGTGCCTTTGACAAGCTCTACAAATCGCACAGCGTGCAGCTGCGTCAGGAGCGGGCCGATCGCCGTGCTGGCAAGCGCGAGGACGTCACCGATCCGCGCAAGCGGCTGCATGGCGACGACCGCGCGGTCCTCGCCTATTTGCTCGATCGGTTCAATCACGTCACCGGTGAGCTTTTCCCGCGCATCAAAACGATCGTCAGCGCCGTCGGCAAGAGCGAGGGGTTCGTTAAGGCGGCCCTCGCACGCCTTCGCCAGTTTGGTTTCGTCTGCTGGGTACGCCGCACGAAAACCAAGCAGGGGTCGGAAGGGCAAGCCGGGCCGCAGCTAGAGCAGACCTCGAACGCATATTTCTTCGCGTGGGGGGAGCAGTTGGTCCACGAGGCCAAGGGCGCATTTCAGAATCTGGTGACCATTGGCCTGAAGAAGTTGCGGGGCTCAACCGGTGTGGCGAAGCCCGCGTGGCCTAGCGACCCCGCCCTGGCAGCGGCGCTTGCGGGGGTCGCGGCCGGGATCGATCGCCGCGACCTTCCTGTGTCTAGCGCGAGTACATAATTTGCCCACTACCCGGAGGAAGATCTAAGAATAAAAGGAAACGCTACGCGTTGCGCTGTTAGATGGATGCCCCCCGCCTCACCCGAGCGGAACCACCGTTCCCACTCGCCAAGATCCGGCGGGCGGGTGCGTCGGCTATGCCGACGCGGTGCTGCCTGGGGAGCAGCAAGCGGCTTTTGCACGCCTCCCCACACAGGGCCGCCAAGCGTATCTGGGTGCATCAGGATGCATCACCGGCCGAGCGCTAGTTTCGCCTCTCAGTACCCCGGAAAACCGGGCTGCATCAAATGTTGAGACTGCATCAAAAGCGACCCAAAAAGCAGGCGGGCGAGGCGGGGGGTCCTGCGCGGAAATCGGGGTCGCGACGAAATCGAACAAAATCGTATAATAAAATTACATTGTAACATTTTTGCCACATTTTATAATTTTATTACTTAATTTTAGTATACTATTAGGCCTGCAAAAAGCGGCTGAAAATGAGACACTAACGCGGACGTTGACCGATGTTCTATTTATGTTCCAGATGGCAGCTTAATTGAGTCGCTGGAACGTCGATGCAACTGCGTGAGATCCCCTACCACCTGGTGCCGCGCGAGGTGCAGATGCTCCTATGTCGCACGCCCGCTGGGTTCCCCTCTCCGGCCCAGGACGACATGGAGGAGCCCATCGACCTGGGTGCCTGGCTCGTCGAGCAACCAGCCGCCAGTTACATCATGCGCGTCGAGGGCGGCTCGATGGTGGGGGCTGGCATCACCGACGGTGACCTGATCGTCGTCAACCGCGCCAAGCGCCCGCGCTCGGGATCCATCGTGGTGGCGCTGGTGCACGGAGACCGCACCCTCAAGCGTCTGAAGAAACTCGACGGCCGCTATTGGCTGGTCCCCGAAGCCGAGGGCTTCTCACATATCCTCGTCGACGAGTATGTCGACATATGGGGTGTGGTGGTGGGCGTGGCGCGCAGGGTCGTATGACCACCCCGATCGCCCTGATCGACTGTAATAACTACTACGTCAGCTGCGAACGGGCTTTCGACGCCAGCCTGATCGGCGTGCCGGTCATCGTCCTGTCGAACAATGACGGCTGCGCCATCGCCCGTAGCGCCGAGGCCAAGGCACTGGGGATCAAGATGGGTGATCCGCTGCACCATCTGCGCGACCTGATCCGCCAGCACGAGATCCGCGTCCGGTCTTCTAACTATGCGCTCTACGGCGATATGCAGCGCCGGGTCGTCGCGGCCTGTGAATCATTCGTGCGCGATTTTGAGATTTACTCGATCGACGAGATCTTCCTCGACCTGGCGGGTTTCGAAGACCGCGACCTGGTCGACCATGCCCATCGGTTGCGCGACCAGGTGCTGCGCTGGACCGCGATCCCTACCTGTGTCGGCATCGCCCCGACCAAGACGCTGGCGAAGCTGGCGAACGCCACCGCCAAGAAACAGCCTGGGTTCGGCGGCGTCGCGGATCTACGCGACGATCGCCTGCGCGACGACGTCATGCACGCCTTTCCGATCGAGGACGTTTGGGGCGTCGGCCGCGCAACCGCCATGAAGCTGACGGCGCTGGGGATCACGACAGCGGCCGCGCTGCGCGATATACCGATGAAACAGGCGCGCGGGGTCGGCACCGTCGTCTTAGAGCGCCTGGTCGCCGAGTTGCGCGGCGTCCCGTCCAACGCGATCGAGGCGGTCGAGCCCACTCGCAAGGGCATGGCCGTCACCCGGTCGTTCGGCACGCCGGTTACCCATTTCGACGCGATGATGGGCGCGCTGTCGCAATACGCGCTGCGCGCCGGGGAAAAGCTGCGCCAACACGGCCTGGTCGCGGGCAGGCTGACCGCGTTCTTTCATACCAATCGCCACAAGCCTGACCGGCCGCAATATGCAGGTTCCAGGGCCACTACCCTCCACCCGATGACCAGCGACAGCTTGGAGCTGATCGCGGCCGCCAGGCGCTGTGCAGAGCGCGCCTGGCGGGACGGCTATGCATACACGAAGGCCGGGATCCTCCTGGACGATCTGACGATCGCCAGCGAGCGACCACGTACGCTATTCGAAGGCGACAGTGACCGGCGCGACCGATTGATGGCCGCGCTCGACCAAGTGAATGGTCGGTTCGGCAAATTGACGATCGTGACGGCTGGTCAAGGTTTCCGGCGCCAATGGCAGCTTCGATCGGATATGCGGTCACCTGCTTGGACAACTAACATTGCGGATGTGCCAATTGCCACTGCGTGAACAAGAAACATTCAACCTTTTTCGTTATTTACAATCATAATACATGAGAAATTCGTCGCTAAAATGTTGATTATTAGCCTTCTATTGTTTGCATTAGTTATACATTGATGACCAATTAAGCTATGTAATCAAATTCCGATTTATCTTTTTGATTTAGTTCGATCGAGATTTAACAAATCCATATTCATGAAAAATCTCAATCCCGATGCCAGGGATCAAACATAGAAAATAACTTCTTCCACCTTTCGGTTAGCTGACGCAGCGTCGTTAATGATTCAACTCGTAGATTGTATTCAACCATTTTACCCTTGAAGGTAGCTGTATAAGTTGCTCCGTTCCCATCAAATTGAATATCACCGTCGATAAAAAAATTTATTCCATCTCCATTAATTCTATAATTATCTGTAGTAATTGACGACTTTAATACGTGCTTGTCGATTTTGTTACTAGTCGAACCAAACTCTCCTGGATGAGCTGCAGACGTGCGGGCACCGGAAATTGTAGGAAATGCCCTTTTAAATGATTCTACTATCCTCCCTTGTTCGCTACGATCTATAGCTACAGCAACGCTCTGACATTGTGCAATATTATTACTAAGACTTTGCATAACCTCCTGATAGCCATACGCAGCAAGCGCACCAGATCGAACCGCTATCCTTGCCCATCCATCATATCTATTTTGCTGCTCACGGTATTTACTCCACGCGCTCGCGTCATTTATGTAGCCATCTGGGCCGACCTGATCATATTCAGCGATATCTTTTTTCCTATCGTGATAAAGTTTATCAATAATGCTGTTACAGGTCAGCGTTAAGTCTAAACAAGAAGCAAACTCTTTAGTTAAACTTTCTAAACTGTAAATATTTCTAGAAATAATATTCAATTTTTCTCTATCTTCAACATTGACTTTGCTATGATCGAGTTGCATGAATTTAACCCTTTCCTGATTCGCATCATATATATCATAGCATCATACTATGCATTCATGTAACTGGGTAAATGTGAGTGAAATTTTGCAATTAACAAAGCATAATACGCATATTTTAATTCATCAAATAGATAATTATTAGTCTTAAAGAATTTCAACACTCTCAATTGATCTTCTGGTGACGACTACATTTAATAACACCTCATCATTAATCCGCAGGAACTTCGACAGCAGCGGTATAATCTCCAGCATCCAGAACATGCCGGTCGCATCCTTCGGGCTTCCGAACGAGGATCCCTGCGCAGGCACGATGCCAAGCAGCTGGGGCGGTACCCGGTGCGCCGCCAGGACGTCGTCCCGGGTCGCATTCTTAATGTCCATAAAAACGTCCTTGGCGCCCTGCTCGGCAACCGGGATGATCTTCAGGCTCCCCTCCTTTCCCGCCGGCGCGTGGACGAACAAATTGCGGAAATTGCCCGGCCCCTTCGACGCGTGCAGCGCTGCGCGCAGCTTCTTGGTGTCCCGCTCATCGATATCGCCAGTCGCATAGAGGATATACCCAGCATGGCTGCCGTTCAAATAATAGCGGCGCCGGAACAGCGTTGCCGCCTCGTTCAGGAGCGCCGCCTGGATCGCCGAGATATATTCGGGCGATCCATAGATCTCCTGGTTGATATCGGGCTGCATGATCTGGATCACCGCCCCGGCCGGATATTCGACCTCCGGCGATCCGCCGGGCACGTACCAGAACACCCCGGGCTTCACCCCGCGCCGCATGTATTTGGCGGGGAGATAGTCCAGACGGACCAGCCCCCCGAACCGGTTGGCGATCTTAAGCAGATAGCATTCGCCAAACACTAGGAAGTCCTGGACGATCCGCTCGACCACTGCGCTCGACAAATACGGCGTCGCCGCCAGCTCGGAGACGACGATATTGCGCTTGAGCAGGATCGCGCTGCTATGATGCGGCGATGCGTTGAACGACCGCGCCAAGCCGTCGCGGGATAGCGGCGGCTCGTACCACCGATCGTTGCGATACACCTGCATGACCGTATCGAGCAGGGTGCGCCGGTCCAGGACCGACTCCGGGTCGCCAAACGTGAACGCCTCGACGCCCCGCTGTTCTGCGACCGCCACGGCAGTGGTGGCGTCGGAGATAGCCATATGGCCCGCCGAACTCGTCTCCGAAGCCGTCATACGACGGGGCCTGGTCTTCTTCGTCACCGATAACCTCCATGCGCGTCTTGGGTCGCGACTGACCGTCGAGCGGTTCATTGATGAAAATATGCATCGCGGCCCACGCGACGTCGGCATGGCCGGTGTCGTCTGCGCGGCTGGCCTTGAACGTGATCGCCTTGCCCGACTGCGTCAGAGCCTTCTTGATCGACAGGAACGCCGATTGCAGGTCGGTCCAGCCACCGTCGAACTCGACGCGGCCGCGCGAGATCGTGTGCTGCGCCTTCATGACCATCTGGGTCTTCGCCTCGAGCGAATACTGGATCTTCACGACGCCGCGGTGTCGATCGTTCAGGATCTGATAGACGCCCGCGCCCACCCCGGACGCATCGACCCCGACATAGGTGCAGTTGTAGCGCTTGAGCCGGGCCAGGATAAATTCCACCTGCTCCTGGAAATCGGCGCCGCGCAGCTGATGCTTTTCGAGCAGCCGGAACTTGCCGTCCGGCCCGTCAGGCGGGAGCGCGATGACCAGCGCGGCATTATCGCCGTCCGTGCTCTCCTGCGGATCATAGCCCGCCCACACCTCCCGATTGCCGACCGGGCGGTCGGACAACAGGTTGACGTCGCGCCAGTCGACATCCGCGTCGACCGTGCAGCGTTGCAGCTCGTTGAATTTAAACGCGGACAGGCTGTCGTCGACAAACTGGCACCCGTACAGGTTCGCATATTCGTCCGGCGCGTTCTCGTCCCTCACCTCCGCCAGGTCGAACAGGTCGCAACCCTGCTGCGCCGCATCCTCCAGCGTCAGCATGTGGCGCCAGATCCGATCGGCGCCGAGGTGACCCGATTTCAGCGTCTCATAACTGACGTCGATCGCGACCTGGACCTCTTTCTTGCGACGCCGGTTGAACGCCGCGCCGGTCCACAGCGAATAGGCCTGGTGCGCCACCGTCGACGGCGTCGACAGATAGGTCTTACGCCAGTGCTTGTGGCTGGCCATAGCCTTGGCGACCTTGTTCAGCTCGTCGAAACCGAACGTCCAGAAGAACTCGTCGAAATAGAAATTGCCGGTATAGCCCTGCGCCGTGCGCGCATTGGTGCCGAGGAAAATCAGCTCGGCAGTCGGCTTGTCCTCGGGCAGGCCCTCCGCCGATACGACGATCGGATCGCCCTTCAGCTTGACGCCCACGCGCGCGGCAAACTGAATGATGTATTTCTTGAAGACGTGCGCCTGATTTTTCGACGCGGATAGGAATATCTGGTTACCGCCGCCCTTCAACGCATCGAGCAAGGCTTCCCGCGCGAAATAAAAGGTCGCGCCGATCTGGCGGGACTTGAGGACCATGCGGGTTCGCTGATCGCGGTTCTCCCACCACAACTCGTTATATTCAAAATTCTCCTTGTGAAAAATCTCCTCCAGCCGCGCGATCTGTTCGGCTGTGAAGTGGTTCGGTGGATCCTTGGCCTTGCGCTCACCGGCATTGCGATTGGCGACCTTCTCATTGAGGTCGCCTTCATGGCCGCCCGGTGCCTGGTAACGTCGCACCCGCGCACCCGCCACGACCTGGCGCATCAGCAGGTCGATTTCCTTGAAATCGCCGCCTGTCTTGTGGTCCTTCGCGATCAGCGTGTTGAGGCGACATTCCAGCGCGTCCTCGATCTTGGACAGCGATGGCGCCTCGTCCCAGCGGTCACGATCTTTCCAGCTTTGGACGGTCGCACGCTTCAGCCCCAGATCGTCCGCGATCTGGGTGACCCCCCACCCCCGCCAATACAGGCTGCGCGCCTGGCGCTTTGCGTCGACGGGGATCGGCATCGTCGATGCCGGAAGCGGCATGCCGTGATCGGGTGGGAGCTTGTCCATCGAGGGGGACGGTAACCACCGCCCGTCCCTCCCTGCGCCCTCTCGCTCTTGTAGAGACCGTCTCTACAAGAGCGCCGCGTTGCGCGCCCGCGCCCCTTGGCCCCTGTTCACCTGGTCAAAACGGCCCTGCCCGGCCGTTCGCCCGAACCGACCGCCAAGGACCCGACCGATCATGGCCAAGACCCCTTTTTTCTGTATCGCCGTCGAAGGTGCGACCGCGACCGATGACCGCGTCATCACCCGCGACATGATCGACCAGTCGGCAGCCGACTATAACACCGGCACTTATACGGCGCGCATCAACTGCGAACATATCCGGGGCTTCAGCCCCGAAGGTCCGTTCAACGCCTATGGCTCGGTCGTCGCGTTGAAGGCGGAGGACCGCGAGATCACGATCGGCGGGGTAAAGCAGGTCCGCCGCGCCCTGTTCGCGCAATTCGACGCCAACGATCAGATGGTCGCCACCGTCAAGGCCGATCAGAAAATCTTCACCTCGTCCGAGTTTCAACCCAACTTCGCCAAGACCGGCCGGTTCGGTCTCGTCGGTGTCGCGATCACCGACAACCCCGCATCGCTCGGGACCGACGCGCTGAAATTCTCCGCTTTCAAGCCGATGTGGGATTCCCGCAAGTCCGACCCGTCAAACTTCTTTGGCGCTGCCGAGGAAAACCTGTTCTCGATCCAGCCGCCCGCCGTCATCATTCAAGAGGATGCGGCCGCAGCCGGGGCCTTTGCCGCCATGGCGTCGTTCTTCAGCCGTTGGACCGGTGGCAACCCCGCCCCCACCCCACCCGCGCCACCCGCCCCTCCGGCGACGACGTCGAACCCGCCCGCGAACGACAATTTCTCGCAGGTGATCGAAGGCCTGGGACTGGTGAACGCCAGCATCACTGCGCTCAGCGCGAAGGTCGAGCGCGATGTCTCGACCATCCGTGGCGAGGTCACCTCGCTGACCCAGCGCCTTGAAACCGAGCCGAGCGGCAACTTCACGCGCGATCCGGCCACGGGCGGCAACGCCACCATCCTGACCGATTGCTGATCGGCCCCGCCCTCCCCGCCGTAAAGAACAGGACCCGCCTCCCATGAAGAACACCACCCGCGTCGCATTCAACACGATGCTTGGCCAGATCGCGACCATCAATGGCGTCGAGGTCGACGTCGTCCGTGGCGAGAAGCAATTCTCCGTCGCGCCCGTGGTCGAACAGAAGCTGGAAGAGGTTATCCAGCAGTCGAGCGAATTCCTCGGCAGGATCAACATCATCCCGGTCGATGCGCAGGAAGGCGCGAAGGTCGGCATGGGCGTCACCCGCCCGATCGCCAGCCGCACGCTGACCAACAGCGGGACCGGCGTCCGCCGCAAGCCGATCGACCCGACCGACACCAGCGACCGGGGCCGCTATTTCTGCGCGCAGACCAATTCCGACACCGCCATCAAATATGGCAAGCTGGACATGTGGGCCCACAAGCCCGAATTCCAGACGCTGTATCGCAATTCGATCGTCGCGCAGCAGGGCCGCGACCGGATCATGATCGGCTGGAACGGCGTCGCGCGGGCGGACAACACCGACATCGTCGCCTTCCCGCTGCTCCAGGACGTCCATTTCGGCTGGCTCTACAAGATCCGCTATTACGCGCCGATGCGCCACATGGCGGGCGGCGCGCTGACCCCGGCGACCCGCGACGCCACGACCGGCCGCGTGACGGCGGGTGGCAAGATCTATGTCGCACTCGGCGTAGTCGGTGTCGAGGTTGACTATACGAACATCGATGCGCTGGTCACCGACGCGATCGAGAACATGGATGAATGGCATCGCGACGACACCGACCTAGTCGTGATCGTCGGGCGCGATTTGGTATCGGATCGCTTCCTGAACGTCATCAACGCGGCCGGTGACCGTGCAACCGAGATGGAGGCGCGCAACCGCATCCTGACGCTGCCCAAGCAGGTCGGCGGCAAGACGGCCGTGCTGGTCCCGTTCTTCCCCGCCAATGCCATCCTGGTCACCAAGCTCGAGAACCTGTCGATCTACGTCCAGAACGGGTCGCGCCGTCGCACGATCCGCGAAGAGCCGGAGTTCGACCAGGTCGCCGATTATCAGTCGGTGAACGAGAGCTATGTGGTCGAGGACTATGGCTGCGCCGTCCTGATCGAGAACATCGAGCAGAAGAAGAAGGCCTAACCGCCCTCTCTGCTTCCCCCCTGTAGCCCGCCACCCAGGACACGCCCATGAGCCTCGCTCGCCAGACCCGCGACCACGTCATGTCGCTCATCGCCGCAGCCGGTGCGTCCGTTCCTGACGGTGGCGGGCTCACCCCTGCCCACTTCCGGCCGGAAACCCTGGCCTACACGCCCGCCATCGAGGTCGCTGCAAAGCAGATCATGCTTCGCCTGACCCATGATCTGCGCCGCCTGAAGGACATCAAGTCGGTCGCCAATAAGATCGTCGCCAAGCGCCAGATGATCCCCGAATATCTGTCCTGGATCGAAGGAGAACTGGCGGCTGGTGAGGCGGTGGAGCGCGGCAAGCTGGCCACTTCGCTCGCTAGCGAAATCCTGCCGACGGTGATGGTATGGGCGATCGATACCGCACAATGGCCGCTGGCGCTGCGCCTGGCGGCGCACGTCCTGCGCCACGACGTGGCGCTCCCCGCCCGCTACGAACGCGACGCCCCGACCCTGATCCTCGAAGAGATTGCCGAGGCCGCGATCCGCGACCAGGTCAAGGGCGTCCCCTTCCCCCTCGACGTCCTGCGCCAGGTCGAGGACCTGGTCGACGGCATCGACATGCACGACCAGCCCCGCGCCAAGATGGTCAAGGCCATCGGCGCCGAGCTGGTCCGCGCGTGCGAGGCGCTGCCCGAAGGATCCACCGATCGCGCTGCCGGTGCCACCGCCGCCATCGAGCGCCTGCGCCAGGCGGTCGAGCTGGATCCGCGTATCGGCGTCAAGTCCGTCATCCAGCGGCTCGAAAAGTCGCTGCCCAAGCCTTCGACCGAGAGCCTTTCCATCCCGACCGGCGTCGGCGGGACCGACGCTCATCATGCCGCCCCGGCGGTCAACGCGGTCTCGGTCGAGTCCACGCCCGCGAAGGATGTGAACGACGCCACCCAACCCCAGGAGCCGTAATATGCGTATGACCCGGATTACCCTTCTGCTTGCCGCCTTCGTCGCCGTGCCGCTCACCGCCTGCGGCCCCACGCCGCAGGAACGATGCGCGGGCGCCAAGGACGTGGTGACCTGTACCGCCGTCGTCAACTCGGGCGGTGATGTTAAGGACTATCTGGTCGGTGGCCTGGCGGGTGCCGCGCTGGCGTCGCAGCTGTCCGGCGGGTCCGCACGCCCGACCGTGATCCACCACGCCCCCCGCTACGACTATCGCAGCGCCGCCTATTACGGCCCGTCGCGCACCCGGACGGTCACGACCAAGACCCGTCGCAGCCTGTTCGGCGGGGGCACCGTCACCCGCACCACCACCAGCTACCGACCGAGCCACCGCTCGCGTCGCTGACCCGCTCGCCCCCCGGCGCCGGGGGCGGATCGCGCGTGGCGAGAGGGGTCTTCGGACCTGAGGGCCGCCACGGACCCGATCCCCACCCCTGGATCTCCCAAGAAAGCCCGCCCATGCTCGCCTCGCTCCTGATCGTCATTGCCGTAATGTGCCAGGGCTTGGGGGCATGGGCCGCCCTTGCCGGTGCCATGGCCTTCGCGTGCCAGCTCGACCCCGCGACCATCGGCCTGCCTCCCATCCCGCGCGCGCGGATCCGCTGCGCGCTGTGGGCGCTGGTCTTCACGATCGGCCTCGTCCTGACGCCCACCGGCGCCGCGCTGGCAGCGCATGTCATCGGCGCGGCCGCATGACGACGACCTTCCTGGCCACCGTCCTACCGGGCGATCCCGCCCCCGCGCCCGCCCCGGTCGCGCCGATCCCCAGCGGCGGATGGTTTCCCGCGATCGACCCCACGCTGTTTCGCCAGGAACAGCGTGTCGACGCCAACGCGATCACCGACGCGCGCGTCCGCCAGGCGCTGATCGCCGCGATCATCCGCGTCCGTCGCGATCTTAGCGAATGGCGCGCCGAACAGGCGGCGGCAGGCTTCGCGACCCTCGACGAGGTCCCCGCCGATCATGTCGACGGCGCGTCCGAGCTGGTGATCCTCTACCGCCGCGCCGTCTTCACCGCCGCCAAGGCAGAGATCGTCGAGCGTTACGTCGACGTCGACCTGACCGGCCGTGGCGAACGCTCCGCCGAGCAGCTGGACCCGACCGTCGCCGAGCTGCGCCGCGATTCCGTCCATGCGGTCCGTGAGATCCTGGACGTCGGTCGCATGACCGTCGAACTGATCTGATGGACCAGGTTCGCGCCCGCGCCGGTGACACGCTCGACGCGCTGATCTGGCGCGAACGTGGCCTCGGGCCGGACGACCTTCCCGCCGTGCTCGATGCCAATCCCGGCCTCGCACAGCTGGGCCCGATCCTGCCGATCGGAACCCCCGTCACTCTCCCCGACGCGCCGCCCGCCAACCGGCAACGCGATGTCGTCCAGCTCTGGACCTGACCATGCAAAAGCTCATCCACGACGCGGGCGATGCGCTGCTCGCCTTCCTCATCACCCTCATGCCCGGCGTCGCGGGCGCGGCGGTCAGCCTGGTCTACGAACAGGGCCTCAGCTGGTCGAAGCGCGTGACCCAGATGATGGTCGGCATCACCGTCAGCTATTTCGCGCGCAATGTCGCCAACAGCCTGACCGGTTGGGACGACTATCTGCTCCAGGCCGTCGGCTTCGTCGTCGGCATGACCGCCTTCAAGGCGACGCCGAACCTGATCGCCGGGCTCGTCGAACGCGCGCCGCTTCTCCTGATCCTGGTCGATCGCCTGATCGGAAAGAAGGACGCCAAGTGACCTATGATCGTGCCCGCCTGGCGCGCGAGATCGCGCGCGACGAAGGCGACAAGCTGGAGGTCTATCGCTGCTCGCAAGGGTTTCGAACGATCGGCAAGGGCCGGAACCTCGATACGGTCGGCATCTCGGCAAAGGAAACCGCCGCGCTGGGCATCACCGTCGCGAGCTGCATCGCGAAAGGGATCACCCAGGCCCAGTCCGACGCGCTGTTCGTCAACGATCTCGCCAGTGCAGAGGCGGATCTCGACCTGTTCCTGCCCTGGTGGCGACACCTCGATCCGGTCCGCCAGCGCGTGATGCTGAACATGTGTTTCAACCTGGGGATCGGCTGGCCTCCGACCAAGACCACCAAGGGCGCGGGCCTGCGCAACTTCGTCAATACGCTGCCGAAGATCCGCTCGGAAGATTGGACGGGCGCCACGGCGGGGATGAAAGCCTCGCTCTGGCATCGCCAGGTCGGTGCCCGCGCCGTCCGTCTCGAGGCGATGATGCTCAACGGAAAGGAACCGTAATGGCCTGGATCAAGTCGCTGTTCGGTGGCCTGAAGGACGAGTTGCGCTTCATCCTGTTGCTCGCGGCCGCCAGCGTCGCCGCCTGGCAATATGTCCAGGCGCGCCACGCCGAGCGCGACCGCAACGAGGCGATCCACCGCGCCGAGCTGGTCTGCACGGCCGTGGGCGTTGACTGGCAGGAAAAGCATCCGCGCGGCCCCGGCACCGCCTGCGCCGATCGCGCGCGCCAGCTCCGCACCGATCGCGAAGCGACCGATCGCGAGACGGCGCGCCTGATCTCCACCGCGATGGCTCGCGTCAACAGCCTGACCGACGCCGATGCCCAGGCCGCGCGCGCCGCCATCGCCCGCGCGAGCGCGGCCCAAACCCGAATGGAGAAAGCCAATGCGGATGCCGATGCGGACGATCACGTCCGCGCTGACTGGATCGCTGCTCTTAACGATCTTGCCGGGCTGCGCCGCCCGGCGCGGTGACCTGACGCCCCCCGCCCCCGTCGCCGTCGCGATCGAGCCGCCCCGCCCGCCCGCCGATCTGATGACCTGTGCCGAACGCCCCGCCGCCCTGGTCGAGGATCCCGCGCTTGCCGCCACGGTCCCGGCCACCTGGCGCCGTGGCTTGATCGGCCTAGCGCGTGCGGCGGGCGTCAACGCCGATCGTCTCGACCGCCTGACCAACTGGATCGCGCCGGGCTCCTGCCCGCGCAAGGAGCAACCATGACCGCATCCACCATCGAACAGCGCCGGGCGATCTACGACCGCACGGCGGACCGATCTCGCGAAACCTTCGTGCTGGCCACCGCCAACGCCGCCAGCCCGGCCGTGACGGTGGCGGGCGGCGCGTACCAGCTCGACGCCACCGCGACCGTCTATGGCGAAATCCGCCTGGATATGCAGCGCGGTGACGGGACCTGGACGCCGATCGCGTCGGTGACCGGCGCCGATCGCCCGGTCGACGTCCGCCTGCCCGCTAACGCGGTGGTACGCATCGTCCTCGTCGCCACGACCGGCGCCAGCGCCAGCCTGAACCGGGTGCCCGCATGATCCGCAGCTTGATCCTGATCGCCGCGGCGTTCGTCGCCACCCCGGCCGCTGCCCAGGTCGCCAAGGACGTCCGCGCGCCGGGTGGTTTCGCGCCGATGCAGGCGCCGTGCGTCCGCCTGGGTAACGGCGCCTGCGAACCGGTCACCGCGACGTCGCCGATGCCGGTCACCAACCGCGCTGAAACATTCAGCCTGGCGATCAACAATCTTGTCGCGCCCCCGGCTGCGCTCTGGGGCGGCAACTATGTCCTGGCGCAATCCTGCGCCAGCTATGGATCGGTCACGCTTCGCTATCGCGGGTCGGACGGCGTCACCATGGTGGCGATGGTCACCAAGATGACGGCGGACACGGGGGGCGGGACGCTCGTTGCCTTCGGCACCAACGCGATCGTCGACGTGGTGCTGACCGGTGCGACGGGCTGCAACGTCACTCTGGCACGGATTCCCTGACCATGAAGAAGATCCTGGCGGCGCTCGTCGCCTTCCTCCTGGCGGTCCCGGCCGCTGCGCAGATCCTGGGTGGCCCCCCGGCCGCTTATGGCGCGGGGCAACCCGCCGGAACCCCGACTCTCCCCGCCTGGTACTTCGGACAATCGAACTTCCACACCGTCGGCGCCGATCTGTACCGGATGGCCGCGTCGGACGCGAACCGATTGACCGAGCTGTCCGACCTGTATCTCCCCGCGCAACCGGCGGGGATGCGCCTGGTCTTCGTCAATTTCGGTCTCGACCCCAACACCCGTGCGCCTGGCACCGCACGCGAGTTGAGGCCGGGCAACACCAACACCCTCGACTATGTCGTCGCCTTCACCGGCGCGAATGGGACCGGCACCCGCGTCGTCGTGACCTTTGGTGGCGCGGGTAGCGTGGTGATGGGCGATGGCGGTTTCGCGATCAGCGATCCCCTGCCCACCGCCTGGCCAGGCGGTTGGGTGCGCAGTTCGATCACCACGGCGATGGGCGCCGCCCGCCCGCGCGGTTTCACCAGCATGGGCCAGCTTGGCGAATATCGTCGTCACCTCGCGGCCCCCAATGCCACCTATGCGGCGGGCGGCTCGATCGCCAGCGTCGGGCTGACCGCCAACACGACCAACGGCTATTCGCCTATCGCGGTCCTCGTCCCCTGGTCGCGACAGCCTTCGGTTTTGGAGCTGGGGGACAGCATCACCCAGCAGGACGACATTCCACAACTCGCCAGCGCGCGCGGGATGATCGGCGGGATCACGCGCGGCCTCGACGACGATGGCGGGCCGGGCCGCTTCGGTGTCGGCAATTTCGGTCATCATGGTTCGCAGATGGCGGACTTCATCGACCTGACCGATGGCCGTTTCGGGCTCCGCTACAAGCTGCTCGCCTATATCCGCAACACGTTGAACGGTGGTCAAGCGTGGCCCTTCTCGACGATCTGGAGCCAGGGCCTCCGCAACGATTTCTCCGCCATGCCCTATGCGGACGGGACCGACCCGGCCGTGGCGGTCGCGGACATGCAGGCGCGCGCCCTCGCCTGGTGGCGCTTCCTCGCACAAACCTTTCCTGGCGTGCCGATCATCCAGTCGACCGTGACCCCGCGCACTTCGGACGCCACCCAGGTGCGTACTTCGCTCGCCTCGCAGACGGGCAACGGCCTGACCAGCCAGGCACCGCTTCAGACGTTCAACAACTGGCTGATGACCCAGCCCGCCCCGCTCGCCCTGGCGGTCGACCTGCGCGCCGCCTATCAAGCCCCCGACGACGGGACCGGCGTGCCGAAATGGAAACTGACGCCCCTCGCCTCCGCTGGCGGAGGAACGCTCGTCGCGGCGGTTGCAAGCGGGACCGACATCAGCGGCGCCGGGATCCGCTTCACCTCCAGCGTCGCGCCGCAGAGCGGCAACTATCTGGTGTTCGAACCAGGCTCCGCGAACATGGAGGTGGGCCCGCACATCGGCACGTCGATGGTCAACAACGGTGACGGTTCCTACACGGTGAAGCCGCCTCATTACTATGCGACGAAAAGGGCACATGCTGCCGGGACGATCGTGTCCTCGACCAACAGCGCGGACGGCACCCATCCCGGCTCCGGCGCGCAGCAGGCCGCCGCAATTCCGGTGACTGCCGTAAAGTCTCTGATCCCGTTCCTCCGCGCCGTCGACGCTGCGCCGCTGACCAGCGTGCGGCCGTAATGCGCAAGGTCGAATCGCTGCGCGCTCTGCTCGTCCGCGCCGTGCCCTCACTGGCGGACGATCCCGCCAAGCTCGCCAGCTTTGTCGATCGCGGGCGGGTCGCGGTGCGGGCCGGAAACCTGTCCTTCGAATATCGCTTCACCCTCAACCTGGTGATCGAGGATTATGCGGGGGACCAGGACGCGGTGATTGTGCCAATCATCGCCTGGATCGCCGATAACCAGCCCGAATTGCTCCAGCGCCAGGACAGCGAGCCGTTCGGTTTCGAAAGCGAATGGCTGGCCACGGATCTGCACGACCTGTCGATCACCATCGACCTGACCGAGCTGGTCCGCGTCACGCGGGTGGCGGGCGGCGTGACCATCGAACATCTGGCGGACCAGCTGCCCCCCGATCACTTTCCCGGCGCCGAGGATGCGCGCCTGTGGACCGGCCTGGCGGACAACCTGGTCGCGGGCATGACGGCGATCGTCGCCAGCCGGTCATGAGCGACGACTTCGCCCCCATCGAGGCGCTGGCGGGCAACCTCCTGCAAAGCCTGTCCGGCGCCGATCGGCGCGCCCTGCTCCGCAAGCTGGCACGCGCGTTGCGTGCGACCCAGTCGGAACGGATCGGCCGCCAGCAGAACCCTGACGGATCCGCGTTCGAGGCCCGCCGCCCGCGCCGCGAACTGCGCCCCGGCAACTATGCGGTAAAGTTTCTGTATCCCAAGGGGGACGCCAACCCCCGCGCGGTTTTCATGAAATCCTGGGTGCGCCAGGGGCCCCTCCTGACCGGTTTCGATGCCGAGGTGGGCGCGATCCGTTCGTTTTTCTGGGACAAGGTCGACCGCTGGCTCCCAGTCGAGCCCGAGGATCAGAACAAGAATGCCGGTCGCCTGCGCCGTCGCGCCAATCTGCGCCGCCAAGCGATGTTTCGCAAGCTTCGCTCCACCCGGTTCCTGCGCTCCGGCGCGACCGATACCGAGGCGTGGATCGGCTTCACCGGCCGCGCCTCGGTCGTCGCATCGATCCATCAGGATGGTGCCATGGATGCACCCAAGCAGGGCGGCCGCCAGATCCGCTATGCGCAACGCGGTCTGCTCGGGCTGACCGAACGCGAACGCACGATGGCGCTGGACATGCTGCTCGATCATGTGGCCCCTCGCTGATCTTGTAGAGAGCATCTCTACAAGAGAAGGGGGTCGCCAGCCCTTGGCGCCGCAAACGACATGGTCGCCACCATGGCCGCCACCTCAACCACCATCGACCTGTCGCGGCTGACGCCGCCCGAGCTGGTCGAACAGCTCAATTTCGAGGCGATCGTCGCGACGATGGTCGCGGATGTGCAGAGGCTGCTCCCCACCTTCGACGCCACAATCGACAGCGATCCGGCGGTCAAAGTCCTTCAGGTGGCTGCATATCGCGAACTGCTGCTGCGCCGCCAGTTTCAGGACGCCGCGCTGCAACTGTTCGTCGCCTATGCGGGCGGCGGTAACCTCGATCACCTTGGCGCACTGGTCGGGGTCGTGCGCCTGACCATCACGCCCGCCAATCCCACGACCGGTGCTGCGGCGGTGATGGAGGGCGATGACGATTTCCGCCAGCGTATCGTCCTGGCTCCCGAACGCTTTTCCACCGCCGGGCCCGAACTCGCTTACGTCGCGCTCGCCAAGGGCGCGGCCGGTGACGTGCTGGACGCCAGCGCCACGACACCCGCGCGTGGCGAAGTCCTGGTATCCATCCTGTCGCGGACGGGCGATGGCACCGCGCCCGCCGCCTCGATCGCGGCCGTGACCGCCGCGACCAGCGCCCGGGACAAGCGGCCATTGGGTGACGCGGTGACGGTCAAATCCGCTGGCATCGTCAAATTCGCCATCCGCGCCAGCCTGGTCACCTTTGCCGGTCCCGACCTGTCGGTCGTGCTGGCCTCAGCCCGAGCCAGGCTGGACGCCTATCTGGTCGAGAACCGTAAGATCGGCCGCACGATTACCCGATCGGGGATCAGCGCCGCGCTGACCGTCGCAGGTGTCCACCGCGTCGACCTGACGACCCCCGCCGCTGACGTAACTTGCGACCGGACCCAAGCCGGATGGTGCACCGGCATCGTGATCGATCACGGGGGTTATGCGTCGTGACGCTGCTCCCCCCCAACGCGACCGCGCTCGAACGCGCGTTGGAAGCCGGTGTATCGCGCATCAGCGCGATAAACACGCCGATCGACACGCTGCTCGATCCCGCCCGTATCGCCGCGCAGTGGCTCCCCTGGCTCGCCTGGGGTTTGTCGGTCGACGCCTGGGACAGCGGCTGGTCGGAGGCGACGAAGCGTCAGGCCGTATCCGAATCGATCGCTTTGCATCGCATGAAGGGCACGCGCGGCTCGGTCGACCTGATCCTGTCGCGCATCGACGGGCTGTCGCGCGTGATCGAGTGGCACGAGGATCGCGACCGGCTGTTGCCCGGTACATTCGAGATCGAGATCCCGCTTGTCACCCAGGCCGGGGCGGCGGGCGGCGCGCGGGCACAAGCCGCGATCGTCGATGACATCATCACGGCGGTCGAGCGGGTGAAGCCGCTACGCGAACACCTGACGGTCGTGCAGGCCCTGACCCTGTCGGGCGGCGTCGCCGTGCAGGGCCACGTCCGCATGGCCGCTTATCGCCGCGACGACGCCGCCCTGGTCAACGACACCTCACCCGCCTGGGACTTCTACCTTCAGACCGAGCTTGGCGAGCCGATGCAGGCGGAAACCGGCTCCATCCTGGACACCGCCGCATGATCCCGCTGACCCTCACCATCACCCGCGCCGGTATGGCGAAATTCACCGCCGCGCAGCTGACCGCCGGGCTCGACCTGACGATCGCGGCGGTGGGGCTGACCGACCGGCCGATCGTCGCCGCCCCGACGCTAGAGGCGCTGCCTGGCGAGTTTCGTCGCATCACCATGGTGTCGGGCAAGCAGGTGGGCGATGCGGTCGTCCACCTGACGATGCGCGACGATGCAGAGGTCGGCTATACCGCCTATGGCTTTGGCCTGTTCCTGGCGGACGGCACCCTGTTTGCGGCCTATGGCCAGAATGAAGCGCTATTCCAGAAATCGCCGCGCGCGACCTTCCTGTCCGCGATCGACATCGCGTTTCCCACCGGTGACATCACTCGGCTGACCTTCGGCAACACCGATTTTCTCAATCCGCCCGCCACGACCGAGGTGAAGGGTGTCGTCGAGCTGGCAACCGAAGCCGAGGCGATCGCCGGGACCGACATGCAGCGCCCCGCGCCCGTCGGTGTGACGACCAAGCTGGTCAAGGCCAGCGAAGACCGTCTGAAAGCGCTGATCGATGCCATAAATGCGTCGCTCGGCGCACTGTCCGGCGCGATCGGGACCGCGCTCGACGGCCTGGCGGCCCGGACAGTTTTTGGTTCGGGCCTGGTCAAGGGCGGCGGGCGCAACGACACCAATCGCACGCTGACCGTCGACGCCGCCAGCGCCGCGCAGATTCGTGCCGGGCTTTCGGGCGATACGGCGATCACGCCGCGCGAACTGATCGCGGCGGGGGTGTTGTTCGTCGTCGAGGCGAGTGACGGCTATCGTCACCTGTCCGATGGCACGGTCGAGCAATGGGGTTCCGCGCCGACACGCGCGACCGAGGGAGCTTTCTCCCTGAATTTTCCCCGGCCATTTCCGACAGAGTGCACCGGGGTCTTTTCGACCGCGATCAATCGTGGCGGCGCGGTCGATGGTCAGACGACCATTCAGCAGGTCGCGCTGTTTGCCGACCGCGCCGACCTGTTTCTCCAAAACCACCAATCGACGAACAACGACGCTGTCGGCTTTAGCTGGCGCGCGTGGGGGCGCTAAATGGCCAAGATCACCGACCTTCCCGTTACCCAGGCGCTGACGGGAGCCGAACTGCTCCCGATCGTCCAAGGCAAGTCGACCAAGCAGGCGACGCTGGCCAGCTTTCGCGACCTGATCGTGCCGTTCCTCCAATTCTGGTACAAGGGCGACCGGGGCGATACCGGCCCCGCCGACGCGTTCCGGCTCGATCTGGCAGCGCTGCGAAGCGCTGCCGTCCTTGACGGCAAGTCGGACTTCGATGGGTCCACCTGGTACTGGATCGCGGGGGATTATAGCGCGACGCCTGCGGATGAGATCGACGCGATAGTCGTGAAGTCAGATCATGTGCCGCTAACGCAAGGGGCATGGCGCCGTCAGCGTGCATCCGGGCTGGTCACCAAGCCGCGCGCCAAAGCCTCTCCTTCCATGACCCAGGAGGAAACCAACAACGAACGCATCAGCCTGTATCAGGCGATGACCCCCGCAATGCGCAACCTGACGAACCTCGGCCGCTTCGTCGACGTCGGGCCCGCCGTAAAAGCGTGTCTCGACGCCGCGTTCGGTGGGGAGAACCAAGGTGTCGCGGTCGGTGGCAAGACATTGGAGATCGGTGGCGGCCGCTACTATACCAGCGTCCCGCTCGACTGCACCTATCGGGCGGATCAGAAGATCGACGACGACGGCGATCTGCGCCGCGCCAACATCGTTGGCGAGGGGTCGAACAATACGGCGATCTTCTACACGGGCCCGGCGGCTTCCCCGGCGCTACGCGTCGCCGGGTATCGCGGCACGACCAACAATGACGGTGTGCTCATGCGCACGCGGATCGAGGGGCTGTGGCTCCGGCGGCACCCGATCGGCGCGCGCACCGGCATTGGCCTTCAGGCCCGTTACGTCGTCGGGCTGTGGCTCAGTGACGTCATCATTGAGGGGTTCGACCTGAACGCCGACCTCCGCGACATCATCCAGTTTCGCGCCGATGAATTGCAGTTGCTGACCGCCAATGTCGGGCTGCGGGCGCAGCTTGGTGACTTCACCAATCCCAACGTTTTCCAGATGCGCGGCGGACAGGTCAGCGGGACACGCGACATCGGCCTGCACCTGATCCGCCCCGCCAACGCCCTGATCGACACGGTCCGGTTCGAAAATTGTGGCATGGACGCTGACAAGAGCAGCACCATACTGGCGGAACTCGGGACCCCGGAGGGCTCCGCCAGCCTGACCGTGTTCAACTCCTATTTCGAAAACTGTCAGGGTAATGCGGACCTTCAGCTTGCCCACGGCTATCCCTATAATGCGATGGTCAAATGGTACATGAACACCTGCCACCGGGGCGGCGGGCGTTTCGTCAAGCATCATATCGATGCGGCGATTACCGGTCTTGCCGCCAGCGCCAACGCCTCGCTGGTAATTGATCACGGGCCGCAGGAATATCGCAATGTCGGAACCTATGAATCCAGTCGCCTGCGCCCTGCCGTGCGTATTCAGACCAAGGGGATCAAGTTGATCGAGAACCCCGGCAACATCTACCCCAGCGACAACGAACGGCCGGAAACCTATGGTTTCCCAATTCTCGGCGACAAGACCGAAGTGATCAACGGGACCGTCTACGCGGACGGGACCTACGACCAGGACCCGGCCGCCACGACCAACATCGCGCGGGTAGAATTGCTAGCCACGCCGGGCCTGTTTCGCCTGCACTATCTCGTCCCCCCACGCGACGCGACGCGGATCAATCCGGTCGTCACGCTGAACAATGTCCCGGGCATGGTAAGCTGGGCGTTTCGAGCACCGGGCCATATCGACGTTCAAACCTTGTCGCCGACCGGTGACGGAAAAGCATTACCTTTCACCATATCTGCAATGGGTCACTTCTGATGCAGCCCTATGTCTATGAAGGTCGAGCCGTCTTGGCGATGCAGTGGCTGGGTCAAACCATCGAAGGCGTCGCGATCGAAACGCGCAGATGGGGAATCATTGGAAAAGTCGAAACGTCGACAGGGACACAGTGGATTTCGGAAGGGGACTGGCTTGTCGATGAGGGCGGCTCGCGTTCCATCGTCTCCCCAGCCCTATTTGCTGAAGCGGTCCCCGCGCCAGGCGATTAAGCCAATCGTCAGGCCATCGCTTAACTCTTGTAGAGACAGTCTCTACAAGAGGCGGGCCTCGCCAGAAAATACGCAAAGCGCATGGTCGCGGCCATGGCTGATCCTGCTGATATTCAGCGCCTTGTGGGCGATCTCCTGCGCGAAGGACTGGTCGCGTCCGTCGATCACGATGCGGGGATCTGCACCGTCGAATTCGCGGATGACCTGACCACCGGCGATATCCCCTTCCTGTCACCGCGCATGGGTGCGGTGCGGATATGGCTCCCACCCTCGATCGGTGAACAGGTCCTGGTGCTGGCGCCCGAAGGCGACGCCGCGCGCGGCCTAGTGATCGGTGGCCTGGCCAGCGATACGCATCCGCATATCGGGCGCGGCCCCGGTGTGGCGCTGGAATGCGACGACGGCGCTCGCCTCGCCTATGATCCCCAAACCCACAACCTGACGATTGCCCTCCCCTCCGGCGGCAAGGCCGCGATCGTCGCGGACGGTGGGCTGTCGATCAAGGGCCCCGTCACGATCGACGGCCCCGTCGACGTGACCGGCAAGCTGACCGCCAGCGAGGACGTCGTAGGCGGCGGCAAGAGCCTGAAGAACCACCTCCACACTAAGGTTCAGGCGGGCGCCGCCATCTCCGGTCCGCCGCAATGATCGGCATGAACCGCACCACCGGCCGCCCCCTGTCCGGCGTCGACCACCTGGTCCAGTCGATCAACGATCGCCTGTCGACCCCGCTCGGCACCCGCGTCGGTCGCCGCGACTATGGCAGCCTGGTCCCCGAGCAACTGGACCAGCCTAACAACCAGCTCGGGCGGCTGCGCGTCATCGCGGCGGCTGCGCTGGCGCTGCTCCACGAACCGCGCGCGCGGATCCGCCGCATCACCCTGGCGCCCGGCGCGGACAGCCATGCGGCCGTGCTGACGATCACCGGCAACCGGACCGACGTCGCAGGCAAACCCGCCTTCATCGCCACCTCGACCATCCGCGCGCTGTCCGCGCTTTCGCAAAGGGCCCCCTCATGAGTTTTCAGCACGGCATCAACGTTCGCGAGGTGACCCGCCAGCCGCGCGGCCTGGCCACCGTCGCCACCGCCGTCATCGGCCTGGTGGCGACCGCGCCTGCGGCCGATGCCACCGCCTTTCCGCTCGATACGGCGGTGAAGGTGACCAACGTCCAGGACGCGATCGCCAAGGCGGGCGCGACCGGCACGCTGCTGCCCGCCCTGCGCGCCATCGCCGGGCAGGTCGACACGACGATCGTCGTCGTCCGTGTCGCGCCGGGCGGGACCGACGCCGCCACCACCGCCGCCATCATCGGCGCCGACGTCGCGGGCGTGAAGACCGGGATGCAGGCGCTGTTGACCGCCCCGGCACAGCTCAACGTCCAGCCGCGGATCCTGGGGGCCCCCGGCCTGGAATCGGAGGCGGTGACCAGGGCCCTGGTGCTGGTGGGCAAGAAGATGCGCGCCCGCGTCTATGCCAAGGCCCTGGGCCTCGATCGCGGCGCGGCCATCGCCCACCGGGCGCTGTTCCCCGACGCACGCGAACTGACCCTCCTGTGGCCCGGCGTCACCGCGCCTTACGGCGCAAACGGCACATCGATCGCGGTCCCCGTCGCGGCCGTCGCGATGGGCGCCCGCGCCGCGATCGACGCGACCCAGGGCTGGCACAAGACCCTGTCCAACGTCGCGCTGAACGATCTTGACGGCCTGACCGACGACGTCACCTTCGACCTGCAGGACGAAACCTGCGACGCGAACGTCCTGAACGCCTCCGAGCTGGTCACTGTAGTGCGCATTGCCGGAACGCTTCGCTTCTGGGGCAACCGCACCTGCGCCGTGAAGGATAGCGATTTCGCGTTCGAAGGCGCGGTCCGCACCGCGCAGATCCTGGCGGACAGCATCGCGATCGGCCTGGTGTGGGCGCTCGACAAGCCGCTGGTCCCCTCGCTGGTCAAGGACATCGTCGAGCAGGTCAACGAACTGTTCCGCATGGAAAAGCGCGCCGGGCGTATCCTGGGGGCCGTCGCCAGCTTCGACGGCGCCAAGAACCCGGTCGACGCGCTGAAGGCCGGAAAGCTGACCATCGGCTTCCGATACACGCCCGTCCCGCCGCTCGAGAATCTGGGGATCGAGCAGGAGATCACGACGGAATTCCTGCTCGACTTCGCGACCCTGTCGGTCGCCGCCTGACCCTCATCGTAAAGGACTGATCCGATGGCATTCCCGCCGAAGCTCAAGCAGCTCATGATGTTCAACGAAGGCGAGGCGTTCGTCGGGGAGACGGTGTCGATCACCCCGCCGAAGCTCGTCCGCAAGCTGGAGGATTACCGCGCGGGCGGCATGGACCGCCCGATCAAGATCGACATGGGTGGCGAGGCGCTGGAAATGGAGGCCGTCTATGGTGGCCCCCTGCGCAAGATCATTCGCCAGTACGGCATGCTGTCGGTGGGCGGCGTCTACCAGCGTTTCGTCGGGTCCTATCAGGACGATGCGGCGGGGACCTTTCACAAGATCGAGATGGTCACGCGCGGCCGTCACGAAGAAATCGACCTTGGGGAATGGAAGCCCGGCTCCGACACCGAATTCAAGGTGAAGAGTCAGCTTAGCTTCCTGTCGGTCACCATGGACGACGAGGAGCTTTGCTACATCGACGTCCTCGGGATGATCTCCCGCGTCGGGGGCGTCGACCAGATGGAGGCGCATCGCTCCGCGTTCGGTCTGTCCTGACCGTCGCCTGATCCTTTTCCGGGGCGGGTAGCAACAACGGCCCGCCCCACAACAACCGGACCCATCTCATGACCGCACGCAAGACCGAAACCATCACGCTCGAAAATGATGCGCTCGACGACGATGACAAGGTGCTGATGCCCAAGGGCACCAAAATTACGATTCGCCGCCCGCTGGGCGGGGCGCTTCGCGGCGCCAATCTCGGGGGGCTGGTCCGCATGGACTATGACCAGATCGCCTTGGTCGCGCCACGCGTCACCACCCCCGCCCTGGTCCCGCACATCTTTGCCGGACTCGACCCGGCCGATGTGACCCAGATCGCGGGGGAGATCGCAAATTTCTGTCTGACGAATGCGGCGCGGGCGGCGCTCTTCCCCTCCACGTAGAGGACGCGATGGCGGACATCGCATTCGTCTTTCACTGGCCACCCCAGGCGATGGACCGCCTTTCCGTCGCCGAACTGATGGCCTGGCGCCACCAGGCCGCCCGCCGTCACGACCCGGAGCGTCATGGATCGTAATCTTCGCCTCCGCCTGCTGATCGAAGCCGGTGACCGCGCCACCCGGCCGCTTCGCGATATCGCGGGCGGGTCGCGCGCCGCTGCCCAGGCGCTCGGCACCACCCGTGATCGGCTGAAGGCGCTGGAACGTGCTCAGGGCGACATCGCCGGGTTCCGCGCCCTCAAGATGGGCCTGCGCTCCACCGAAACCGAATTGCAGAGCGCACGCCAGCGGGTGACCGAACTGGGCCGCGCCATAGGACAGACCCAGAACCCCACCCGCGCCATGACCCGCGATTTCCAGCGCGCCAAGCAGGAGGCGGAGCGGCTGGAACGCCAGCACGCGCAGGAAACCCGCCAGCTTGGCGAACTCCGCACCCGCCTGCGCGACGCCGGGATCGCTACCACCGACCTTGCGCGCCACGAACGCGAGCTGCGCCGCCAGGTCGACGGCACCAACCAGGAGCTGACCGAGCAGGAACGCCGCCTCGAGCGCGCGGCCGATCGTGAACGTCGCATGGCGGCGGGCCGGGCCCGCTTCACCCGCGCGCAAGGCATCGCGACCGGCATGGCGGCGGGCGGTGCGGCCGCGATCGGCACCGGCATGGCGATGGCCGCGCCGATTATCGCCGGGGTGAAGGCCGCGCGGGAATACGAATCGACCATGACCGATATCGGTCAGAAGGCCGATCTGTCGCGGACGAAGACCGAGGCGCTGGGCAAAAGCCTGTTGATCGCCGCCCGCGCCGCCAACCAGATGCCTGCCGACATGCAGGCCGGTGTCGACGCGCTGGCGGGCATGGGTGCCAGCGTTCCCGACGCGGTCGCGATGATGCGCCCGATCGGCCGCGCCGCGACCGCCTACAAAGCGGAAATCGCCGATCTGTCCAACGCCAGCTTTGCCGCGACCGACAATCTGAAGGTTCCCGTCGCACAGACGCAGCGGGTGATCGACATCATGGCAAAGGCTGGCAAGGCGGGCGCGTTCGAGATCAAGGATATGGCGGGGGTCTTCCCATCGCTGACCGCCTCCTACCAGGCGCTGGGGCAGACTGGGACCGGCGCCGTCGCCGATCTCGCGGCCGGGCTTCAAATCGCGCGGAAAGGCGCTGGCGATAGCGCCAGCGCGGGCACCAACCTGGCCAACGTCCTCCAGAAGATCTCGTCCCCGGCCACCACGAAGGCGTTCGAGAAGATGGGCGTCAGCCTGCCCGACGCCCTGAAAAAGGCGTATAAGGAGGGGAAAACCCCGCTCGAAGCTATTGCCGAGATCACGAACAAGACGCTGAAAGGCGACCTGTCGAAGCTCGGCTATCTGTTCGAGGACAGCCAGGTCCAACAGGGCCTGCGCCCACTGATCCAGAATATGGCGCTGTTCCGCCAGATCCGAAGTGACGCGATGAAGTCGGACGGGACCACCGACCGCGACTTTGCCGAACGCATGAAGGACTCCGCGGAACAGAGCAAAGCCTTCTCGACCAACGCCGCCACCCTGGCGGTGACGCTGGGTGCGCAGCTGCTGCCCACCGTCAACGCCGGACTGTCCAAGCTCAATGCGTTCGCCACCTGGATCGGCGATGCCGCCCGCCGTCACCCCACCCTGACCAAGGCGCTGGCGATCGGTGCTGCGACCTTCGCCACCCTGTTCTTGGTCCTGGGGGGCGGCGCGATCGTCATCGCCGGGCTGGTCGCGCCCTTTGCCGCGCTCAGTTTCGCGGCCGGGGCGCTGGGTATTGGCCTTTTGCCGGTAATTGGCATCGCCGTGGGTGTGGTCGCCGGGGTCACCGCGATCGGCGCGGCGGCCTATTTGCTCTACAAGAATTGGAATTCCATCTGGGGAGAGATCCGCGCGTCCGCTGCGGGCGGGATCGGTGGCATCTCCGCCCTGCTCCTGAACTTCAGCCCGATGGGGCTGCTCTGGCGCGGCTTTTCCGCCCTGCTCGGGATGATGGGGGTCACCCTGCCCGCCCGCCTGACCGACGCCGGGCGCTGGATGATCCAGGGGCTGATCAATGGGATCACCGAAAAGCTGGCGGCGCTGAAGGCGCTGGTCATCAGCGCCGGGACCAACATCGCCACCTGGTTCCGCCGGACGCTGGGGATCCATTCCCCCAGTCGTGTCTTCGCGGGGTTCGGTGGCAACATCGTCGACGGCCTGACGTTGGGGATCGCCGCGCAGGAATCGGAGCCGGTCAAGCGCATGGACGGCCTGTCCCGCCGCCTGTCCGCCGCGATCGTCACCGGGTCCGCCCTCCCCGCCATGGCGATGGCCGCGCCCGGGCCGGGCGGCACAGGTGGCCGCGCATCCGCGCCGATCGCCTCGCCTGCACCGATCACCATTCAGATCTACGGCGCACCTGGCCAGAGCGAGACGACGATCGCGGACCTGATCGCGCGAAAGCTGCGCGAGCTGGGGATCGGCGCGCCGGTCGCGGGCTCCCCGACCTTCGCTGACCGGCCGGATTGGGAGTAAAGACCGATGCTGCTTGCACTCGGCATGTTCGCCTTCGGCATCGACACGCTGGCCTTCGACGCGATTCAGCGCAAGTCGAGCTGGCGTCATGCGACCGCCACCCGCATCGGTGCCCGCGACGCCACCCAATTCACTGGCCCCGGTGACGAGACGATCTCGCTCCCCGGCTCGGTCTTTACCGAGATCGCCGGTGGCGAGGTTTCGCTCGACGAGATCCGCCGCATGGCGAACACCGGCGACGCATGGCCGCTCGTCGACGGCCGGGGCTATGTCTACGGCGCGTTCGTCATCACCACCCTGACCGAAACCAAGAAGCATTTGTGGCCCGACGGCGCGCCGCGCCAGATCGACTTCGCGATCGAGCTGCTGCGCGTCGACGAGGACGAAGCATGATCCAGTTCGTCCCCGACTACCGCGTCACCGTCGACGGCCGCGACATCACCCAGATCATCGCCGGGCGCGTGACGCTGTCCGGCGGACGCACCCGGCCTCGCCTGATCTCCATGGGGATTGCTGAAAAGCGTGGCGAGGAAGCCGACACCTTCGATCTGGTCCTGGACGACAGCGACGACGCGCTTGACTTGCCTCCCACCGGCGCGCGGATCCGCGTCTCGCTCGGCTGGCGCCAGGGCAGCGGCGTGACCATCGGCCTGGTCGACAAGGGGGAGTTTCACGTCGAGACGGTCGCACATGGCGGATCCCCGGCCGCGCTGACCATCCGCGCGAAGGCTGCGGACTTTACCGCCGGGCTGAAGCAGCGGCGCGAGAAAGGTCACAACGCCACCACCCTGGGTGGCATCGTCACGGAGATCGCCGGACGCCACCAGCTGAAACCCCGCTGCGCGGCCGCCCTGGCTTCGATCGCGGTCCATGCAAAGGCCCAGAGCCGGGAAAGCGATCTGGCCTTCCTGCGCCGCCTGGGGCGCGAATACGATGCCGTGGCGACCGTCAAGGCGGGCGCGCTGATCTTCAAACCCGTGGGCGATGGCAAATCCCCCTCCGGCACCGCCCTCCCCTCCGTCACGATCGTCCGGTCCTCCGGCGACGCCCATCAATTCGACCGCCAGAAACGCGACGACAGCGAGGGGGTGCAAGCCACCTGGCACAACCGCGCCACCGGCAAGCGCGAGAAATTCGTATCCGGCAAGCCGGACGGCGCCCGCCACCTGTCGCGCGTGTACGCGACCGAGGACGCCGCCCGCCAGGCCGCGACCGCCGCCCATGGCCGCGCCGCGCGCGAACCGGTCAGCTTCTCGATCAACCTGGCGCTGGGCCGCGCCGATCTCGGGCCCGAGCAGAAGGCGAAGGTCAGCGGCTTCAAGCGCCAGATCGATGCGATCGACTGGCTGGTGACCGAGGTGTCGCACAGCCTGGGCGATCGGGGCTTCACCTCGCAGGTAAAGCTAGAACAGGCCTAGTTCTGTTGAACGAAACAAAATTTAATGACATCCTAACGGCTCACCCGTAGGGGCACGTCGCATGCGTGATATCGACGTCAGACTGGCTGTACGGAGTCGCCTCGTTGCTGAGCATGAAGGTGATGCTGACACGAGAATCGTCGAAGAGATGGGCATTTGGCACGGCTCGGTTCGTATCGACATGGCTGTCATCAACGGCTCATTGAGCGGGTACGAACTGAAAAGCGAGCGCGACACGCTGGACCGTTTGCCCGTGCAGGCAGGCCTATACAGTCGGGTATTTGATCAGCTTCATTTGGTGGCTGCATCCAAGCACATGCGACACGCAGAAGCAGAAGTACCGGATTGGTGGGGCTTAATCATAGCTCACGGTGAGCGAGACGGGGTCCAACTGGAATTATACCGCCAGCCACAGCAGAACCCGGCGGTAGAGGCCATACAAATTGCCCGCCTGCTCTGGAAAGAGGAAGCCCTTGAGCTGCTCGAGGCAGCCGACGCCGCGCGTGGTGTTCGCAGCGCTTCCCGTGAAAAGGTGGCGCTGCGGCTTACCGAAGCCTTCGCGCTCCCTGAATTGAGCGCGAAGGTTCGACGTTGCCTAAAGGATCGCCAGGCTTGGTTAGGGAAGCCTGTCTGCCACCAGTGAGATGTGGCGATTGGCAGCATATTCTGACCATTTCTGCCGACCTGATCGACGGGTAATGTTTGCGGCTGCGGCCTGAAATTCGGCATCGGCCCAACAGCCGGTCACGTGATTAAAGCCGTTGTACCCGATGATGATGTTCGCATGCGACTGATGCTGCGTTGCCATTGGCAAGCCGTATGCGCCGCCCGTCTGGACCCCCTTGATGATAAGCCAGGCGTTATCCAGCGTGTATCGTGCGCTTACCGTCGCACTACCCATAGCCGGACCCGGCGGTTCGGTCAGGTCGGGATGACCAGTTAGATAGTCGCTGTAGTCCAGACGGAATGGAACCTGCTGCGTCACGATGTTCCACAGCACCCAGTCGGAGCGTGGCAGCACGTTATTCCCACGTAGCAATCCGCTATGGTCCTTGGGGGCAGCGGCAGCGCTTAACGTAACCGAGCGATAATGTACATAGATCGCAAAGGATTGGCGCATGACCATGTCCACATAACCAGCGTAAGACGCGATATCCACGCCGCCTAAGTGACCAACATTAATGACCAGATCGATATCGTTGGGGTTCCAGCCCTGAGACAAGACCCACGCATGGACATGTGGCAGTTCGGCCAATGTCGCTTTGACGATATGCCCATGACCATCGATCAGGCCTGTCGCCATGGCCATATACTGCGCGGGGTACTGCATTCCAACGACAGGCATCGTTGGAATTCCGCCATTGCGCATGCCGTTCAACATGGTCTGAAAGGCGGTAGCATGGCCACTGTGATTGGCGTTGAAGCTGCCGTCGAGACCAGTGAGATTGCCAGCCCAAATCGCCGCGAGTCCCGGTGCAAAGCTATTCGTCGCACCTTCTCCGATATGGAAGACCGGCAGTATGCGTGCACGCGCTTGAGGCGTTAGCGTTGCCAAAGCGTTTATTTCTCCCGCCTTCGCCTTCATCATCGGCAGGTATCGAAAACGTCCCAAATCCTTACCCTCCCCTGTTATTATAATATCTATTTCATTCAGGAATCCGCATTGCCGAAAGCTGCCAGCCAAGGCCGTGGCGCGTGAAGATCAGGCCGTTGCCGTCATCCTTCGTAGCGCGGCGCAGGCGAAACTGGTCCAGACCTGTTCGGTCGACGATGAGGTCGCTTCCAGTTGCGTCGACCTTGGTGATCCCCTCCGGCCCACTGGTCTTGTTTTTGACGAACACCTTTCGCATCGTTGCGGGCGTAATCATGCCATCGACCATTCCGTCGACCATATTCATGGCCAGCGCCGCCCCTAGCGCCGCCATGCCATTGCCCTCTTTCGTGAATTCGGCAGCAGCTTTCGCCTTCAGTTCTTCTTTCAGGCTGGATCGCAGGGCAGGGAAATCGATGTATGACGCCAGCTTATCGGTGTCGCCTTGCTCGGCAGCCGTGCGCATTTGGTGAAGCGTGTACCGGGGTGACCCCCAATACCAGCCGCCCGCCAGAGCGATCAGCAGCACGATGACCGCAATGATTGGTCCCTTTTTCATTGATCCACCCCCTGTACCGAAGACTATCCAAACCATTTCGGTCACAACCCGGATTTAACACTCCGAAACCCGCAGAAATCCGTCACCCCATACAAAATCATACCTGATTTTACCGGGATGGCGCCACGTCGGTGTCGCCGCCAAGTGCCGGTTAATGCATGAAATCTCTGTCATGGCCGCGCCTACCGCGCCGCTCCAGATAGCCGTCCATCATATCCCGACCCGCATCGAGCAGGCGGACCGTCCCGTCATCCTCTCCCGACCCCGCCAAGCCCCTGGCGATCAGCCAGCCGATATACGGCTCGGCAATCTCACGTTCGACATGGGCGGCGATCAGCAGCTCGTGGCGCGTTGCGACCCGGCCCTCCGCATCAAGGATGTAGAGGATCAGCAACATATCCCATGCAGGCTCGCCGAACCCGCCCTCGACGCCCACGAACGCGGCGTCGCGATCCCGGCGCGAGGCGAAGATATCGGCGGCCATGCGCGCCCGTTCGACGCGCATCATGCCACACCCGTCAGACGACGATCGGCCGTCCGTCCAGCGTCTTCCAGTCCGGCTCGATCAGCCCGGCCGCGCGCCTGGTGCGATAGCGCCAGGTCCCGGCGGCCGTCGCCAGCAGCATCGGATAGGCCCAGATCTGCAACTCTATCGCGTAACCCGTGGCGTGCATTGTCGGATCGATCAGCTTGGCCAAGTGCGCGACGATCGCCGCCAATTGCCAGCCCGCGACCCACAAAGGCCAGTGCCTGGTCGACTTGGACGCCAGCACCGCCAGCGCCAGCAACAGCGTCACGTCGACCAGCGCCGATCCCACCGCCAGTGCCGAATAGGCCCGCCCGTCGACCAGACGGTGGACCAGCTCGTCCGCCGCAAACGCCCCGAGCTGAAGCAGCGCGGACGCCCGCTCGGGCGCGCCGCCCCGCGCCAGCGCATAGACGCCGGTCGCGAGCAGCACGCCGAGGAACAGAAACAGGCTCATGGCCTACTCCTTCGGGCCTGGTCGCGCACCGCGTCAACCCGGGTTGGTCAAGCCGCATCGGCCTGCACGACCGCCAGCTGGGCGCCGGTGCGCATCGGCGCGAGGGGATCGGCTTCGCGAGGCGTGTCGCCATGGTCACCATAAGCGCGGGCCGGGACGGCCATGCCATCGGCGATATCGCGAAATCCGTAATGGGCGGTGTGCACCGCCTTGCGCGCCAGCATCAGCGTCTGTTGCGCACTGACCACCTGGTCGATGGCGTCATGCCCCGAATGCAGCGGCAGGCGCGCCGCGCGGCGCCCTTCGATGGCGGCGGACGAAGCCTGTGCCAGCAGCACGAACGCTTCATCCAGCAGTTTTTCGGCACGCATCAGGGGCAGGCCCACGGCCTGCGCCACACCGATCCGCGTTTCCATGCTCGACATATCGACCTCCCCGGCGGGGGAGGTCCCCGCGATTATCCTGTCAGTCGATCGAAGGCACGAAGCACGGGCTTCGCGACGGGTGGCAACCCGCTGCCCAACGCCATAGCCAGCGTCAGGGCGGCAAGCGACGCCACCGCGATCAGCCCGATCCGTCCCAGCGTCTGCAACAGCGTGAGCGTGTTGAGGCGCCTGCCTTCTCCCAAGGTGGGCCAGAACGGGGCTGCCCCGATCGACTGGTCAGGGGTTAGGGCTGCGGCGGTCGGGCCGGATACCCGTGCAGAATCGTACTGCGATTCCGCAGGGGGCACTTCGACGGGGGCGATATCCCGCCCTTCCCCCTGCAATATCGGGGTTTCGCCAAATACCAGCGCGGCCGCCTGGCGCCGATCGCGCGCACCGGTCAGCTCGATCGCCTCGGCAAGATACTTGTCAACCGTCGACTTGCTGAGGCCCAGCTGCGCCGCGATCTCCTTCGACGTGGCCCGGTGCGACCAGACCAGCCGCAGACATTCGCGCTGGCGCGGCGACAGCGCGATCGGCCGGGTTTCGTTAGGAGGAAAACCACGGTTTTCCGCCATCGCCGATGGCCGGGCACTGTCCGATCCTTCGATTTCGGGCCGGGGCGGCTCGCTCATGTGCGACGTGCGACGATGACCGGGCGGCTGGTCCGCGCGACTCCGGCGTGCGAGCGGGGTTGCACCCCCTGTGAGATCGCCTGCTCGGTCACGGTCAGGCTTCGCGATTCGCTGTGGCGAGATCTGCGTCGGCTTCTGATGACGCCGCAGGATGGTCCGTCCGCGTCCCCGACCAAGTCCGCAGACCTTGCAGAGATGACAGCGCAATGGGCAGCTTACGTGCAAGCAGCCGAGCTTGCGATGCCCGCGACGCCTTCGGGTCGAGCCCCGCAAGCATCCCCTCGAACATCAGGGCTAGAGCCTCCTCCGATCCAAGCGTGACCTCCAGGCGGGCTGTCAGGGCTATTGGGGGCGGAGGTAAGGGGGCGTTCTCTTCTGGATCCGATATCTCGCCAGCAAGATAAGCCGGTGTGGTGTGCAGAACCTGCGCAATTTTAACGATCGACCGGGATGAACGCGAGTCGCCGTTTATAAGGGAATTAATAGTGCTCTGACGGACGCCTACCCGTCGCGCCAACTCAGCCTGCGAGATGCCAATCGCGATCCGTCGCTCTTCGATACGGGCACCAAGGGTCATGCGAGCCTTATCTAACGGCTCATCGTTAGATGAAACTCCTGTTATTCGTTTGACACCATAACGGCTAGTCGTTAGGTCGTTCTTATGAGCCTGGAACATCAGATCAATTCCGTCCTTGCCGAAGCGGTTCGCGCCGCTGGCAATCAGACGGCGTTCGGTCGCCTCATTGGGAAGCGGCAATCATCAGTCCGTGAATGGCTGAAAAATGACCGCCCCCTTCCTGCTGAACATGTTCTCGCGATCGAGGAAGCGACGGGCATCTCGCGTCACCGTCTCCGCCCCGATATATATCCCGAACCCACCTCCTCCGTACTCCCAGGCAACGAGGTGGTAGAGGGCGGCGCGCCGATTGAGAACGGCAATCGGCGCGCCGAAATGCAGTGTGTTAAGCCATGACCACACCGGCACAGCATCCGGCCCCATGGCCGCTGTTCGAGGTGACGGTCGGGGGCTACAGGCCCTTCATCGTCGCGGCCTACAGCCGCAGCGCCGCGCGCTACGCCAGTTTCCTCGACTGGACGGACGGCAAGTTTGGCGACTTCCTTCGCCGCGTGTCGATCCGCAAGGTCCCCGCGACCGCGATCGTCATCGATCCCTACGACTATGTCCGCCGCAACTATCGCCGTGACATTCGTCACGGAACGCGGGTGAAGATCACCGGGGAAGGCGCTGGCCTGGAGGGTGCGAAGGGCACCGTCATCCACCCAGGTCGCGAAAGCACGGCTTACGCCCATGTCGTCCTGGACGGTTCCAAGCACGCCATGACCGTCCACCCCCTCAGCATCATCGTGGAGGCCGCATGACCCAGGACCTGTTCATGCACGGACTTGGCTATGCCAGCCTGATCGCGATCTTCTGCCTGGCGGGCGTAGCGGCGGTGGCCACGATCGCCCGCTCGCTTACCGGCAACGCCGCCAAGATCTCCGCCGCCCTGCGCGGTCAATGGTTCGTCGTCCACCACCAGGCCCCGCCCGTCCGCCCGCGCCCCCGCGCCGTCGCGGTCATCATACCCGAAAGCACGAAGATGCGGGACGCGGCGTGACCCTTCTCCGTGCGCCCCTCACCTATGCTGACGCCGCTACACGCGTAGCGGGCGTGATTGGATGGGACGGGGTCTGCTCAACCGCCGACCGGTCGCTGCGCGCGGTGCGCCACTGGTCGGACCCGAAATCCCAGACCGTCCCCACGATCGCCCAGGCACAAGCCCTCGACGCCGCCTATATCGCGGCCGGTGGCCAGGGCGCGCCCTTCCTGGACGCCATGGAATTCCAGCTGGGGATCCAGGTGCAGCGCCAGGAGGCGTGCACCCGCGCCCTGCTGGACGAGATCGCCACGGTCAGCCGCGAGGCTGGCGAGGCTATCGCGGCGGCCATCCGTATCACCCAATCCAACGCCTCTCCGCTGGACGCCCTCCGCGCGTTCGCAGAGGTGGAACAGGCCGGCAGCGCGTTCGACGCGCTGATGCGCCGCCTGTCGAGTTTCCTCCCGTCCGATGTCAGCGGCGCGGGGAAAGACGGGGGTCCACTCAAGTGAAGAAGAAAATTGTCCGTATCCCGGCGATCGCGTGTCCGCATTGCGGGTCGCGGTCCATCACGCGCGACAGCGTCGAGATCGACCTGTTGACGCGCGAGTTGCGCTGCAATTGCGAGAACGACGCCTGCGGCCACACTATGGTCGTGCAGCTCGCGGTGATCCGCACCATCCGGCCAAGCGACACGCCGAACCCGGCGGTGATCCTGCCCGTGGGTCAGTGGCGCGCACGCCCCGCCAATGACGACGAGAAGCAGTTGTCGCCGGTCAACGACAATGAGGTGAACGTCGTGGAAGCGACGCCTCCCGGATGACGCCGCCCTGATCCCGGCGGTCTGACCGCCCCACCCTGACCCGTCTTTCCCCACCCGGCGATCACCCTGTCGCCGGGAGCCCCTTCGCTTTGCCTGAAAGGATCGCCTCCCATGCTGCATGTCGCGCTCCCCTCGATCGCCGCCTGTACGCCGCTGACCCCCGACGCCTATCTACAACTGCGCCGGGTCGCCGCTGGCCTGTCGCACGACGACGTGGCGCGGCGCATTGCCCATGGGCGCGAGGACGTCAGCATCGCCGCACAGCTGGTCCGCTCGCTGGAAACCCCCGGCGTCCGCGCCCGGCTGACCGCCACCCTCGACCGGCTGCGCATCGTCTTCCCGTTCGACCGGGAAGTCTATCACCAGCTCCACCACGCCCCCGCCTCCACCCACCCGCGGATTTGTCGCGGCTGCGGGGTCAGCGCCTGGGATATGGAGACGGCGCCCGGCGTCGACGCTGGCGGCTGGCATGACGATGTGACCTGTCTGGCCTGCGCCAGCGTGAAGGGCCGCCATTGATGCGCCGCGATCCGCTCCCCCGCTGGGTCCGGCTCCTCGGCACCATCGTCATCGCGATCATCGCGATCCCCTTCGTCCTCGTCACGATCGCCGCGCAGGCGAAGGACACGCGGCGGTGATCGCATGGTCGGGACCGGCCTCTGTCGTGGCGACCGCGCCGTCTATCTCGGGCTTGGCCAGGCGCGCAGCAAGCACTGTGACGTTCTGTCCGTGCGTGGGATCCACGTCTCGGTCCGGTTCGACACCGGCACCGCGTGCCGGGCGCTGGCCAAGGACTGCCACCCTATCCCACGCCGCCCGCCTCCCGAATTCTGACCCGCCCGGCTCTTGTTGAGGCCGTCTCTACAAGAGTCGCCTCTGGCCAGCGCCGCGAACACCACCCCACCAGCCACAGGATGACCCAAATGCCCGACGCCAACGAACTTGCCGATGCAGCCGGTAATATCACCGCCGATGAACTGCGCCTGCTGATCGAGCGCGCAGAGCGCCTGGAAGAGGAAAAGAAGGGCCTTAGCGAAGACATCAAGGATGTTTTCGCGGAGGCGAAGGCCCGTGGTTACGACCCCAAGGCCATCCGCACCATCATGAACATCCGTAAGAAAAAGCGGGAAGAGTACCAGGAAGAGGAAGCGATCCTGGAGGTCTACATGAAGGCCCTGGGGATGATCTGATGTCGATCGCCACCACCTTCACCCTCCGCTGTGATCGCTGCGGCGTCCAGGCGATCGTTGTCGATGGCAACGCCCGCCCGGACGGCTGGGGCGGCATCGCGGCGCGGCGTCACGGTGGTGGCGCCAGCGTCGGCAAGGACGGCTTGGACGATCTCTGCCCGACCTGCATCGACGACTTGCTGACCGTTTGGTTTGCCCAGGTCCCCGCCACCGCCGCGCCGATCGCGACCCCGGCTCCCCGCCCCCGGCCGGTCTTCACGATCGAGGACCGCAAGCGGGCGATCGACAGCGCGACCGGCGCGCTCCTGACCAGCCTAGAAGCGCTCCGCCAGAACCTGCGCGATGACCCGACAAGCATCCTTACCGATCAGCTCCCCGCCGCGCTGACCGAGCCGCTGGCCTTTCACGCCCACGCGATCGTCACCGCCATCGTCCGCCGCCTCAATCTCGAAGATCCTGCGTGATGTACGCCACCCTGACCCAAAGCCTCCGCGCGCTCGAGGTCGTCCGCGACGCCGATGTCCGCCGCGCCGATCCCACACACTATCGCGAGGCGATGGCCCGCGCGTTGATCGTCGACAACGCGATCACCGCGACCCTGCAGCTCGCGGCGGCCGTAAAGGCGGCCGCTGCTGGCGACACCGCCCCGGCCGTCACGGTCGTGGCTGCGCTTCGCCTGGACGAATTGGAGGTGCGGTCATGAAACGCGGAGGAACCGTCACCGTGGCCAAGCGCCCCACCGTATCGACCCAAACGGCATCGGCGGGCTGCGTCACATGCCATGGGCAAGGCACCGGCTGGACCGGTGCGAACGCCCTCGCTCTTGCGGCACGCCATCACGACGCAACCGGACACGCGACCTGGTGCGATACGCACCTCTCCGTCCGTTACGGCTCCGCCAAGCCTGACACCCGCCAGATCGATATCGAAGATGCGATCAAGGAGGCCACCCATGGGTAGCGCGTCCGAGGCCTTCGATCCTTATGCGCGCCTGCAAACCAAAGCGGGGATCTGCGTTTATCTCGGTCACATCAGCGTCGCGACCTACGACGCCTGGTGCGCCAAAGGCGTGGTGCCCGGCCCGGTACGCGGCACGAATCGTTACGACATACGCGCTCACGATCTGCTGCTCGATCGCCATGCTGGTCTGTTGAAGGCCAACACCGCTCTATCGCCACTCGAACAATGGGAGGCGGAGCGTGCGCGCGCGTCTTAAAGGGGTATTCAAGTCCGAGAAGAAATTGGCGGACGGATCGCGTCGGGTCTATTATTTCTTTCGCGGTCACGGGGCATTGAAGCCGCTCGACGGCGACGAACAGCAGCCATTCGCGCCAGGCACCCCGGCCTTCATGCGCGCCTACAACGCTGCGATCGAAGCGCCGCGTGTCGCGCGAACCGCAGGCACTCTCCAAGCCGTCATCGACGCCTATGAGAAAAGCCCGCAATTCACGAAGCTCGCACCCCGCACTCAGCGAGATTACGGCGCTGCCCTCATAAAGATCGGTGATAAATTCGGGACGCACCCCCTGGTGGTGGTCGAAGATCCGAAGATCCGCATACGCTTCCTCGAATGGCGGGACCTACTGGCTAAGTCGTCCCCCCGCCAGGCGGATGCCGTCCTTGGGGTCCTGCGCATTGTGCTGGAATGGGGCCGCGATCGCGGTCACCTGATCCACAATCACGCGACTCGCCCGAAGAAGGTCTACCGCGCCGATCGCGCTGACAAGCTGTGGCTACCGTCAGACATCGAAGCGCTACGCGCGGTGGCCACGCCGGAAATTCTGCTGGCGTTCGAATTGGCGCTGGGGACTGGTCAGCGGAAGGGCGACCTACTGGCGCTGACTTGGTCGTCCTATGATGGTCAGCGGATCCACCTCCGCCAGGCAAAGCGCAAGCGCTTCATCGACATGCCGGTCACGAAATCGCTGAAAGCGATCCTGGACGCACAACCGCGCACGGCCGCCACCATCCTGACACGCAACGGAAAACCATGGGGTGCGGTCAACTTCGACCACCGCTGGCGAGGGACGGTCCTGAAGGCCGGACGAAACGGCCTGCACTTCCACGATCTGCGCGGAACCGCCTGCACCGTCTTGGCGCAAGCTGGTGCGACGCCGTCCGAAATCGCCGCGATGCTGGGTTGGACCGTCTCAACGGTCGCTCGAATGCTCGACCTCTACCAGGCGATGACCGCCTCGCTGAGCGATTCTGCGGTCGCCAAGATCGAGGCTCACCAAACCAAATTGCAGAACGATGTGCAGAACGCCGCACCCGCTAAACTAAATTCGGGGGTAAATTCGTGA